CAGCTCTTTCAGTACCTGCAGGGTACGCTGGCCGCGGTCGCCGATGTTGTAGTAGCTGAAGTCACCGAAAGCCAGCGCTACATTACCGGCAGCCAGCTTCGGTGCGAACTGGGAGGTACGGATGCCGTATCCCAGGATACGGTCCGGCTCACCGGACTGCAGGCTCGGCTGCCACAGGTAGTTGCCGTTCTCATCCTTCAGCTTGCGCAGCACAGCCAGGGTGCTGTCGTTGGTGATGAAAGTCGCATTCTTGCGGTACGGGCGTTTCAGCTTGTAGATCAGGTCGATGACGTCATCCGCATCGATGTCCACCGTGCCGATGGTCACGCCGACCAGGGCATCCTTAAATACGCCGGTCGGTTTCCCTTCGCCGTCCCCGTTCAGGAAGGCATCTTCTTCTGCGTTGGCAATCGCCTTGCCGAACTGCGTGATGATATAGTCTTCCAGCTGGAACGCATTATCCGCCAAAAGTTCCTCGGTGATCTTGATGGCCACATGCAGCTTGTGGGCATCCAGCAGTTTCTGGTCGAAGGTCGCGTCGCCGAAGGTCAGCGCGCCGCCTTCCTCTACCCAGAGGGCCGCCGGTTTGGTTGCCGCGATATTGATCTTGCGTTCCCCGCTGGTACGGATGTTCGTTGCCAGCCCACGCAGGACGTTTTCTTCGTCCAGTACATCGATCAGGCGCTTATCATATTCGTCAGGCACCAGATAGCCGCCCGATTCATCGATACCTTCCTGCAGGACGTCGGATACGTCGCGGAACTTGGTACGGATCGCCGTGAACATCGCCTTGCGGTACGCATCGGACGCCGTCCCTTTCTTTTCATCCGCGCCCGGTTCCGCCGTCCGGGGTTTGCCGGTCAGCGGCCTGGAAGTCGGTTGCGCCAGCTTCTTGTCCATCTCGGCCTGCTTTTCCAGGCGGGCGATGGTCTTGCCCATCTCGGCGATGTCGGCCTCCATTTTCTCATACGCTTCCGCGTCGGCGGCGGTCATCTTGCCGTCCTTGTCGGTATGGTCCTCCAGGAACTTCTTGGTGGATTCCCACAGTTTCGCGCGTTTTTCAATCATCTCATTAATGTTCATAGCCATTGTGTTTTCCTCCTTAATGACTTATCTTTTCCAGCCGTTCCATGAGCGGCTTTACATCAACCCGGTCATCGTTTTCCGGGATTTTGTCTGTAACAGGAAACTTGCCCAGCAGTGAGTTCACCACTGCGACTTTTGCGAACAGCACCGCTTCCGGTGCTTTCTGTTCCTCATCCGTGAACAGGATGTCGTCTGCGAAACCCAGCTCCACCGCCTTCTTTGCGTTGAACCAGGTCTCTTCGTCCATCATGTGTGCGATCTTCGTCCGGGACTGGCCCGTCTTCAGCTCATACGCGTTGATGATGCTTTCCTTGATCTCCCCCAGCATGTCGATGGTCTGCTGCATGACCTTCTGGTCGCCCATGGCGATGGTCATGGGATTGTGGATCATCATCATGGCCACCGGGGACATGGAGACCCTGTTGCCCGCCATGGCGATGACCGACGCTGCCGAAGCCGCCAGCCCGTCGATGCGGACATCCACGTTGCCGGAATAGTCCTTCAGCATGTTGTAGATCTGGGCCGCAGCGAACACATCGCCACCTGGCGAGTTGATCCATACCGTGATGTCGCCTCCCCCGGCATTCAGCTCCTCACGAAAAAGACCCGGTGTGACTTCATCGCCATACCAGGTCTCATCCGAAATCGGGCCGTTCAGTACAAGGGTGCGGCTGCCGGTATCTTCGTTCCGTACCCAGTTCCAGAATTTCTTCTTCACTTGTTGTTACCTCCGTTCTTTCCGGCCGGTTGCTGCTTGTTGGCAAACAGCCCGGCGTCCTTCAGCTTCGTCATGTTCCCGTTGATGAGATACAGGTTCCCGCCTTCCTCTTCGGAAATCGGATCCATGTTCTCCATCTCCCGGATGTCGTTGGCACTGAGCCAGCCGTTCTGCCGGCCGACCGCGTACCCGTTCATCCGGCTCTGGTAATCGCCTCGCAACAGCCCGTCCACATTGAACTTGATAAAGTACTGCTGTTTTTCCGAGGGCAGAAGCAACGCTTTGTGCATCGCCTGTTCCCAGCGGATCACCCAGGGGTTCAGCGTGTACTTCACGAATTCCAGGGACTGCTGCTCGATGTTGGAGAAACTGGATTTGTCCAGGTCGCCCACCATATGGGGAGGCACACGGAATATCCGGGCGATCTCATCGATCTGGAATTTCCGAGTCTCCAGAAACTGCGCCTCATTGGGCGAGATGGACATCTGCTTGTAGGTCATGCCCTCTTCCAGCACCGCCACGTTGTGGCTGTTCTTCCCGCTGAACTGCGCATGCCAGCTCTGCCGTAACTTCTCCGGGTCTTTCACCACGCCGGGATGTTCCAGAAGACCGCCAGGTGTAGCCCCGTTGGCGAAGAAAGACGAACCGTACTCCTCCGCCGCCATGGACATGCCGATGGCGTTCCGGGCCATGGCGATCGGGGAATACCCGATCAGCCCGTCATAGCCCAGGCCGGGAATATGCAGCACCTGGTCGGGCCGAAGATTCACCTGCTCGTACCGCTGCTTTCCATTGAACTCATCCAGATAGCGGGTGTAGGTGTAGACGAGCTGCCCGTCCTCATCCCTGTTCACATCCATCTTTTCAGGCAAAAGCGGGTACAGCCATTTCACCCTGCCGTAGCCGTCCCGAATGATCTGGGCATAAGCGTTGCCGTACAATAAAAGATGCCCCATGAGGGTCTCCCGGAAGATGAAACTGGTCATCTCCGGGTTCGGCTCGTCATGGAGCAACGGGTATAACGGATGGTCAGTGACCATCTCTTTTCCCTGGTCCTTGTAGCGGTACACATGCAGCGGCAGTCCCGCGATGGATTCCGCCAAAATCCTTACGCAGGCATACACCGCCGTGACCTGCATGGCGGTTCGCTGGTTCACCGTCTGCCCTGCCGCACTCCGTCCAAAGTAGTACTGCAGGGTACCGGACAGCGAGTTTTGGGGTTTGTCGCGAGAATGGAAGAATTTTTCGTAGAATCTGCTAAAAATACTCATGTGTCCTCCTTAAAATGGGCATGAAAAAAGCACTTACCTTTCAGTAAGTGCTAACGAAATGACAAAAATTTGTACTACTTTAGCCATAGTTTTGAACGATTATTACGTTATAGTATAAACAACAAAAACGAAGGAGGTTGATCGATATGAAGAAAATGTTGAGCGGAGTATTAGCTGTTGTAGCCTTGACCGGCATCATGGGTCTGTCCAGCGTTGAAGCTGCCCCAAAGCCGAAAACCCCTCCACCGGCCCCACTGCATAAAGTGGAAAATCACAAACCGCTGCACGAGTTCAGGCATCATCACGGTTATGTACTTGTTAGGGAACACAGATGGCTTGACCATCGTGGCCATAGGCATTTGGACAGAATCTGGCGTGACCGCCACGGACACCGGCATGTAGAACACGTTTTCTAAAGTAAAACCCGCAAATCTGAAGAATAAAAATGGACAATTATTCATTACACAATCGGATGCAAAAAATCTTTCTGCTTGTTGGCATGCTGGGATTTCTGTTATTGCCCAATACAGTCGCGGCCGAGTATGTGGACGAGTATGTGGCAAAACATCCCCGACGGGTAAAAATAACTATCAGCCAAAATGCAAAAGGGCAATATTCTGGTCAAGCGCTGTTCAAACTTTTTGAACACAATGTCGGCGGTTATCGTTTGAAACTGGATTTTCAATGTGATGCAAAAGGACCTGATCTTATCTTATTGCACTGTTCGACTTTTGGAGATCGTTACATACCCGCCATTACGGAGTTATCATGTGGGGACGGAGAAAACAAACATGTACTTCACAGGTTCGTCGGTCTTCACTTCCCTATTCGCCGGCACAGCTTTGGTACATTTCAAATTGCTAATATCAACCCTAAAGAATTTGATAACGCTATCGTCGTGAGTGCCAATGATACTGTCGTTATAAATAATCAACATAAGCTCTGGCCAGAATTTCTGCAGGCATTGGCAGATGCCGGGAAGCTGTACGAAGAACGGCGGGAGATATGGAAAAGACTGAATGAAATAGCAAAGAATACCACCAAGAGAAATCCAAAAAGTAATACCTTATTGAAAACACGAGAGTAAAAAAGCCGGAAACCCGGCTTTTTTACTTTTACAGCAACAATATCCCCCTGCCGTCATAGACGCTCTCGCTGATTTCATTCCCGCAGCGGATCGCCCGGTCCAGGGCCATGACCGTGGCCACCACCCCGTCAATCTTCTCCGTGGATTTTTCCTTGTCCGGCTTTATGTTCCCGGCCGGGTCAGTCTTGATGTAGATGTTATCCATCATCCACCGCAGGACCGGCTGGCCGCCATGGGCGATCTTCTGTTCCAGAGTCAGCTTCATCAGTTCCTTGGTCGGCGGGCTCATGTCCTTAAAGCCCTGTCCGAAGGGGACCACGGTGAAACCCATCCCTTCCAGGTTCTGCACCATCTGCACTGCGCCCCAGCGGTCGAATGCAATCTCCCGGATGTGAAAACGCTCGCCCAGGCGCTCGATGAATTTTTCAATAAAGCCGTAATGAACCACATTGCCTTCCGTGGTCAGCAGGAATCCCTGCCGTTCCCACACGTCATAGGGAACATGGTCACGGCGCACCCTCAGTTCCAGGTTTTCTTCCGGTATCCAGAAGAAAGCCAGGATTTGAAATTTGTCTTCCTCATCCAGCGGCGGGAACACCAGCACGAAGGCCGTGATGTCCGTGGTGCTGGAAAGATCCAGCCCGCCGTAGCAGACTCTTCCTTCCAGGTAATCCTCGCTCACCGGAAAAGCACAGGCATCCCATTTTTCCATAGGCATCCAGCGGATGCTCTGCTTCACCCATTGGTTCAGCCGGAGCTGCCGGAAAGCGTTCTCCTCGCCCGGATTCTGCCTTGCGGAGTTAAAAGCGTCCTTCACCTTTTCCATAGACACCGTGATGCCCAGGGACGGGTTCGCCTTCTTCCACACTTTCGGGTCTGACCAGTCCTCGCTTTCGTCCGCACCATAGATGACCGGATAGAAAGTAGTATCGATCTTCCGGCCTTCCAGAATGTCTTTTGCTTTCTGGTGGGTCTCATAGCAGATACTGTGGGTGTCGGTGCCGGCCGTGGTGATCAGGAAATACAACGGCTGCGTCCGGGCATCGCCGGAACCTTTGGTCATAACATCAAACAGTTTCCGGTTCGGCTGGGTATGCAGCTCATCAAAGATGACCCCGCTGACATTGAAACCGTGCTTGGAATAGGCATCTGCCGAAAGCACCTGGTAAAAGCTGTTGGTGGGCAGGTAGATCAGCCGCTTCTGGGATGCCAGTATCTTCACCCGTTTGTTGAGCGAAGGGCACATCCGTACCATGTCGGCGGCGACCTCAAACACGATGGAGGCCTGCTGCCGGTCTGCCGCGCAGCCGTACACCTCCGCCCGTTCTTCCCCGTCACCGCAGCACAACAAAAGTGCGACCGCTGCGGCCAGTTCGCTCTTGCCCTGCTTCTTGGGTATCTCGATATAGGCAGTCGTGAACTGGCGGTAGCCGTCCGGCTTCAAAACACCAAAAATGTCGCGGATGATGCGTTCCTGCCAGTCGATCAGTTCGAATGGCTTGCCGGCCCACGTACCCTTGGTATGTTTCAGGCATTGGATAAACTGTACCGCGTAATCCGCATGGGCCTTGCTGTACTTTGAACCCTTCGCCATGAATTTTGTCGGCTTGTAGCCGCGAAGTTTGCGCATCCTCTCACCTCCCCAACTAAAAAAGGCTCCCTTGGCGGACAATGTCATTGAGTTGAATTAAATCCCAGTTTTGCTCAGTAAAGGTTATATGATATAATTATTAAAACAATTCCTGTAAGTGTGAATTTTCCATAGACTGTATTATATGTTTTTAGTAAGAGGCATTAAAAATTAATTTTTTGAGGAGTGAAACATTATGCCAATCAACAAAAAAGAAATCACAAAAAAACAGATTGAAAATGCCATGCAGTGCAAGTCAGTAGAGGAACTGGTGGCACTGGCAAAAGCCGAAGGCTTCGAAATTACCAAAGCCGAAGCCGAAGCGTACATGGCAGAGTTGGCCGACGTTGAGCTGGACAGCGAAAAGCTGAAGAATGTGGCCGGCGGTGGATGCTACGCTGATTGCCAGTCAGTATGTGGCTGCGATTGGGAGTGTCCGCACGATGTTAGGTGACTCCCGTTGAATTGAACGGTAAGTTTTGTAATCCATACACAAAATCCCAACCAAAAAAGGCTCCCTTCGCGGAAGCCTTTTTTTAATTCCTTTACAGCAGGTCTACCAGAAGCTCCAGTTCATGTTCCAGCCGTTCCAGTTCCTGCCGGATGCATTTCGTCCGGAACCCGTTCCGGCAACTGCGGCCTTCCTGTTTCAGCCGTGTTATTTCTTCCTTTCTCCGCTTGATTATCTCTTCTGCCTCGGGATCCCATTCCAACACAGTAGCATAGTCCTTTGCGAACCGTGTCTTGTTCTGTTCGGCCCGGCTTTTCTCATCCCCGTGCAGGATGAAGTTAACGTACTCGCTTTTGTTCTCTTCGATAAAAATCACCATATCATAAAAGCCCATCTTCAGACCGATGCGTTGCACCGTATAAATGTCGAACATGTTGGTCTTGCCCGTTTCCCGGACCTTCAGAATCTGTTCCCGTACCTTATCTGTCATCACTGCACACCTCCCAGCCCATCAGGAGTTTCATGTACACGTTGGTGTACCGCTGTTTCTCACTACCGTCGCTCCCTAACATCGCTTCAAAAAAGTAATCCATCGCGGCCTTCCGGCTGTCCCAGACCTGCTCCTCGCCGTAGCAGATCGTCTTGACCGTTTTTTCCGGTTTCAGTTTCTGCACCACATCCTCGCCGTACACCACGTTGAGGCCGGAACCGTTGTCCCATTTCATCAGGAGGTTGCCGATGTCGTCCACCCCGATGACCGTGCCTTTGGTGCCCGGAGGCGGGGCCTGCCGGTCATCCATGCTGACCAGCTCGACCCGCGTCCCTTTGGGGTATTCGTTTCTGATTTGCTTTACCAGTTCTTTT